CACTTAGCTGTTTTGCTTTTAATACAAAAGGAAGCGGCGTTTGGATATATTCGCACTTTGCTTTGCTGGTTTTTGTAAACTCATCTAAGATGATCACTCCAACAGCTTTTAGCTCATTTGCTCTTATTATCGTCTCGCTTTTTAAGGTTGCTTGCTTGCCGTTTTCGCTGCGTAAGATAAGCCCTTTTGGCAAATATGTATCGCTGCTTCTTGGCATAGAGAGCGTAAATTCACTCTGCGCGGTTGGCTTCTCTCCTTTTAGGCGCTCTATGCCGTATATCGCTACGATATTATCAAGATCGCTTCCACTTGAAAAAGGCAGCAGCATAGCTTTTACCGAGCTATTTATGCGAGCGCGCAAAAGCAGCTCACGGTAAGCCAATGTTTCAAGTAAGGCCGAGTAGTTGTCGCTTTCAAGCAATGAAATTTCGTCATCGTTTAAATGCGCTTTAAAGACGCCTTTGACGCTTTTTAAAATTTCGTCGTAGTTAAGCTCTTCGATAACGCCCGGATACGGTAAATTTTTTAAAAAGCTCATAGCTCTATCCCTATCTCGTCGCCGCTTGTGAGAGCGATCTTAAAATTTAGCCTATGGTCTTTTAGGCTTATTAGCTTTACTTCGTCTATCTTCACTCTTTTTTCCCATCTTTCTACGGCTTCTATGACGTAGCAGGCAAGATCGGCCCTAAACTCGTCGTCTACTTTGCGGTCTATTAGCTCGAACAAACGGCTGCCGTATTCCGGCAACATAACCCGCGAGCCAAGAGGCGTAAGTAGGATGTCCTTAATACTCTCTTTTATATCCGCTAGATACTTTGCCATTAATCCCTCGCAAGTCCGTTATTTGTATGATCGCTTAGATTACCACGCCCATCACTTACACTGCCGCCAAAGTTTGCATTACCACCTGCTGTGATTGAGCCAGTGATCCTTACATCTCCATTTATCTCAAAGCTACCACTACCACCACCGCTTCCTGCTGTATTTATTGACCCTTCAATGAGTGTATTGCCGAGCAGCTTGATATCCCCGCTTTTTATAGTTGTGTCGCTGGCCTCCACCATCACATTCTTAGCCTTTACATTTGCGTTACCACAAGTTATGTTTATAAGCTTTGGAGATGAAATTTCAAGGCAAGAGCTAGAGCTGTCATAGCTCATCTTTATGCCATCTTCAAAGCTTACGCGCACCTTTTTATCCGTCGGCTCCTCTTTGTGCGCGCTTTGGTAGAGTCCGCGAAGTATGACGCCGCTGTTTAGGTTGCCTCTTACCGGCAAGACCAGCACCTGCTCGCCCGCTCTGATAGGAGAGAAGCTCACGGCAAAGGAGTTTGAAAAAGCTTGCAGCACGGGCAAAAAATCGGTAACCATAGAGCCTACGGCTACTCTTGCCTTGTCGCCGCGAACTTCGCTAATCGTTGCTACTTCTATAAAATATTCCCTACTCATCGCCGATATGCTCGCTAAATTTATTATTTTTAATGGGTCGCCTTCGTCTCACGTTTTGTTTTATCTCTTTTACGTCGTCGTGAATTTCGTTTAGTTTTTGGCGGTTTGCGCCGTTTTCGGTGCGTAGCGTCTCTACCAGCTCTCTGGTGGCGACCGTGTTGTTATTTATAGCTTCGTTGCTTCTTACGGAAATATCCACCAAAATTTCGGCGTTTTTGTTTGCGGTTTTGTTTAGTAGCCAAAAGATCACCACGAAGACGATAAAGCCGAAAATCGCCATAAAGACGATAAATTCATTTAGCCCCCATGATCCAGCTAAATTTATTAATCCAGCTGTCTCTCTTATCTCGTCACTAAAATTTAAGCTACTATTTTCCATCCGCTATCCCTATGCATTGTTTTAATAGATCCTCGCACTTTAAAAAATAAATCATCTTTGCTTTGTGTGCTTCAAAGCTACCATCATTGTTTGGCTTATCTGGCATTACGGCGTTGCAGCGCACTGGTGTTAGTTTTTCTTTGTAGATGATGGTTGGCTCTTTAAAAGCACAACCACAAAGAAGCACACCTAATGGCAATAAGCCTAATAGCATCATTTTCATCTCTCGCCCTCAAAGAATAATTCCTGGTAAGCCTTTAGCTTGGCCTCACAACTTTCGTCTTTTAAGTAAATTTTCTCTACTCTCTTAACCTCTTTGATAGGTTTTTGCTCTACCTTTACACTCATCTTTGAAATAGCTTCATTTTGACTTTCAATGACGCTATTTGCTACCTTTAAATTTTGCTTTGACGTGTTAAGATCAAGAGCAATGCTTTTTATCTCAAGGTTCTTTTTATCGATGCTTGCATTTAAAAAATGTATTTTTAGTGCCAAACTACCAATACATAGCAAAAAAACGGCACTAAAAATGATGCAAATTTTGGTATTAAGCAAGTAACCCACTTAGCACCTTCTTTGCTCGGTTCGGCGTTTGTTTTGCCCAAAGGCTATTTAGGCCATTTTTGTAGGCTGCCTCATATTCGCCAGACTTTATGAAATTAAGAGTGGTAACAAACTTTTTCACGCCTGGTACGCCCATTTGATAACACATTTCTATTACCACGTCTTGGACATTTTTTGGCTTGTCTTCTAGCCAAGGAAAAGCTTCACAAACGCTAGAGGCAAGCTTAATTAGCTTCATCTCTAAAATTTGATCTGCTGCCGCTTTACTCATAGGCTCAGCCTTGCCGCCATTTAAAAAGAGTTCGTCTTTACTAAGAGATGAAACCTTAAAGCCATATCCGACAGTATCAAAGCCCAAAGTATCTTTATATACGTAGCTTTTAAAGCCTTCGTTCTCTTTTATATTTTCTTTTAATGACATTTTGACCTCGATCACTCTTCTTTTGACTCCAAATTATCGTCTTGATCAGAGGATTTGTCCTGATCTTGCAACTGTGTATTTGAGTCATTTTCTTCAAAAACCTCTATCATTGAGGAGTCCAAATACTTTTTAGCTTCGTTTTGATTAAGGGTGATTGTCTCACCCTCTTTAACGAAATTTCCCTTTACGCATATATTGCCTTTTGCTATATACCTCATGCTCGCTCCTCTATGCCTTACTCATAAGGCTAGCCCATTTTTTAACGACTACTTCATAATCAGTAAATACATCAAATACGTATTTTAAGGCTCGCTCTTCAGCGTCATACCAGCGGTTACGACGGATGTCTAAAACTACTCCTAAAACTAAGTTTTTAAGTGGAGTAGCTAGATAAGTGCCTTTTGGCATAAGAGGAGTTATTTCAAATGGAATGCCAAGTATTTGGTTGGCTCCGCCTTGAACGAGATGAAGCGGCGAATTTAGTGCGCTTAGCTCTTTGTTGTATTCTTGAACGTCGGAAGGGTTTATCAAAATCCTAGCTTCGCTTACGATGTCCGGGTCTATGGATCCAACTAATGCACTCAGTCTATTTGATACCTTTTCTGATGCTGCATAGGTTAATTTAACTGCGTCGCTAGAGTCCTTGACTACTTGTAGCCAGCCTTTATGTAGCGTCTTAAAAGTTCCGTCGTAAGTATCGCTCTCTCCTATAAAGCCAAGAAGCGCCAAATCGTTACCGAAAGCCTTGGCAAATGCGTCAAACGTTTCTTTTTCAAAATTAGGGTTTGACTTATTGTCTTCTAACGCGTCTTGCAAGATGCGAGCGAATAACTGAACGCTTTTGGCATCTAGCTTTGCACCTACTTTGCTTAAAGCCGATCTTTGTGAGTCGTTTGGTTTTTCGCCACTGGCTACGCGCACCAAAATTCCTTTTGCTACGTCCCATGCGTCGAGCTCTTTGGTAAGTCTACCCATTTTTTCAGTATGGATTTTTTGCAAAAAGCCGTTATTTTGCTTAATAACGTCTATAAAATTATGCGATTGCTCAGGTGTAAGTGAGCCCGAGAGAGTAACGTTAGTGGCATTCATAGAGCCTTTTAAAATATCGTTTAATCCGTCCATTATAGTATTCCTTTGCTTGCGTGATTTTGCGTTTTTTCGATCGTTACGTCTTGTTTTGATTTGCTTAACTCGCTTGTTATCGCGTCAAGTTTAGCGGTTAGCTCGCTTACCGATTTTTCAAGCGTTTCAAGTTTTGCCTCATTTGCACTAATGCCAGCTTTTACAAGCTCGGCAACTCTATTTTCATCCATCGTTTCTCCTTTGTTGTTTGAACTTTCTTTTTTAAAATTTTCGCTTGAGCCGAAAAACTCTTTTAGCGCCGCTATCACGCCGCCTTTTGTGACATCTTCTTTTTCGCTCCCCTTTATCACTCCACTGCCATACATTGATAGTCCAGTTATCGTTCCGTTTTTTATCATCTCTCGCAGCTCCTCATCTTCTATTTTGATGCCTACCGCCCACGCTCCCTCTTCATTAAAGAATTCATCTTTGCTTTTTACTATCCAGCTTTCGCATATATAGGCGTCTGCGATATTAAAATTATGATTTACATCTATACAGTAGCTAAGGTCCGATCTCTTCATAAAGTTATAAGCAGCCCTTTTGATTTCATCAGCATTTGCAAAATCTCCTTGAGTATCCACTTCGTCTGGGGCATAAACTATCCCATAAACAACTCCTTGTTCTGCATCGCTCTTTTTAAAATCGACTCTTAATAGCTCGTTAAAATTCTCATTTTTGTAGATAATTTTTTTATTGTTAGCACCTGCTGATACCAGCGAAATTAACTTGATTTGCATATCGGTTATCTCTCTAGCCACTGCTTACTCCTTATTTTTTCCGCCATTTTCGCCAAAAATAAGATTTTAAAAAACCTAAATAAGACATATATGTCTTATCTTGCTAGAAAGCGAAAAATCTTTATCGTAGAATTGGATTAAAAATTTTTAGGATAAATATGGATAGAATTTTTAAAGCAGCGCAAGGTAGCGCACAGCTTACTGAAGAAAGCAAAGACTCACAAGGCTTAATAGAGCCGTTTTTTAGCTTTGATAGATTGCTAAGTCTTTTTTACGCCAATACCTATCACAGGCGAGCCGTGCAATTAAAAGCATCACTGTTGTCTAATATAGAAGATGGCTCAAAGCTTGAAGGTGGCGTTATGACGCCCAAAGATTTTTTATATGCGTTTATATTAAATCTTGAAATTTTTGGAAATGCTTTTGTTGAAATTGCGGGTAAAAACCTTTATATACTTCCCTCTATCGAAGCTAGAGTAAACGAAAACAAAGAAATATTTCAAGTAAAAAACAATAAATCAATAGCGCTTAACGCAAAACACTTATATTATTATTCTCCAAACTCTAGATTTTACGGAGAGCCTGATTATTTGGCAGCCATGCTCTCAATTCTAACCAATCAAAAAGCCGATAGCTTTAATAACGCCTTTTTTGAAAACTCCGCCCGAGCCGATACGGCCATAATCTTTGAAAATTCAGAGCCTGATGAGATGCAGCTTAACGCCTTTAAAGAATTTTTCGGCTCAAATTTTAAAGGGGCGGGCAATGCGCACAAAACATTGGTTTTAACCGCAAACGGCGAGAATGCGAAAGTGCGTATCGAGGATCTAAGCAAGGTAAGCGATATTAGTTTTGAAAAGCTTAAAAACCTAAATAGGGACGAGATCATAGCCGCGCACGGAGTACCGCCTAGAATGGTCGGAGTAATGACCACCGGACAGCTTGGAGGCGGCGGAGAGGTAACCGGACAGCTGCACAGCTTTAATGAACTTACGATCATCCCAAAACAAGAGCAAATAGAGTGGTTTTTCGATAGTATCGGCTATCCGATCAAGCTTAAGCCTATCGATGTAAGCAACTTTAAAGACGACGGAGAGCTGGTAGCTGGGCTGGTAAGCAGCGGCATAATTAGCCTAAACGAAGCGCGCGGAATTTTGGGTTATAACAAATAAAGCGTTTTGAGCCGTTTTAATAGTAAAACAATGCAAACGTATCTTTAAAATACGTTCGTTGAAATTGAAGCCGTTTTGAAGCGTTTTGAAGGTGGTTTTTGGTTGCTAGCCAAAGGCGAAGCATAAATGCAAACTGCTTTGCGTTTATGCCAAAAACCAGTGAGCGAGCATATCAACGCGATGCGAGCGATGTATCCGACTCTGCGACTTTGAGCGAAGTGTATATGATTTTAGAACTTGTTTAATCGCTCAAACAAAGCAGAGCAGAGTATAAAATAAATAAGGAAAATAAGATGCAAAATATCATAGATGAAATTAGACGCTATAACAAATTAAAAATGATAACCGACGACGAAATAATACCCTATATAGAAATGGCGGAGTCTCAGATAGGCAAATACGCCATAGAAGAGGCTAGCAAAACAAAAGCCGCCGCTTTTTATACGTTAGCGCTTTTAGGACAGAAGCTTTGGCTTAAAATCCAGCAGCGCGCAAATGAATACGACGAAAGCTTAGACACTTTTAAAGACGTTAAGCAGTGGGAGGAGTATTGGATGGATAAATTTTACAAACTTACGACAAAGAAAAATACGAGCGGATATTTTTATGCCGCTGTTTAAGGAGAGAGTATGGAAGTAGAGAATATCAAGACCGAAAAAGAGCTAATTGCGTTTTGCGAAAAATTAATTTTAAAGCACGAGGACGATTTTAAAATTTTCGTTTCCGAAAGAAGCGCGCTTAACCATGCGCAGTATAAAGCCGTCTTGACCGTTATTGTTCCCATTAGCGCCGGAGAGGCTGTATTAAAAGAGCTTATGGGTCTAACTCCTCTTTTAAATTTTAAAAACTCAAGCGTAGATGCCACGGATGAGCGGGGCGTTGATATACTAAATTTTGATTTTACGTTTGATTTTATGCGCTCTTGTTTGGAGGATGAATAAATGGCGTATTCTAAGCAGACAAAAGAACTCGTTTTAAATTTAATCTCCTCTGGATACTCGTTGTCTGAAATTAGCAAAGAATACAGGATCGACGTATCTACTCTGTCGCGTTGGAAAGGCAAAGAGGATAAACAAGGCCGCCTAACCGCTCAAAATTTAAAAGCTCAAATCGCAGAGCTTAGCAAAGGCAAAAGCAGCGACAGCAAAGCAAAACAAATAGCGATGCTCTCCGCGTCTTTATCTCGCCTTGAAGGTCAAAAGGCAAAAGAGGCGAAGGTAAAAAACAAGAAAAAGCCTACCACCATAATGAACGCAGACTATGAAAGCCTAAAGGCTAAAGCTATGGACGAGGGCGGGCTTTACGGTTATCAAAAAGATTTTATCAATGACACGTCTCAGTTTCGTATCGTGCTAAAATCCCGCCAAATAGGTTTTTCATACGCCTCAAGCCTTGATGCGCTGCTTGGAGCCGTTGCGGGTCGTAATCAGCTGTTTTTGAGCGCGAGCGAAGAGCAAGCTAGGATTTTAATGAACTACCTAGACGGATGGGCCGAGAAATTCGGTATATTTTTCGTTAAAAATAGCGAATACGAAAAGAGCCTAGATAGCGGCGCTACGATTAGGGTTATGGCTCATAACTTCCGCACAGTGCAAGGTTTTACGGGCGATATTTGGATGGATGAGTTCGCTTGGTATCCAAATCAAAAGCGAATCTGGCATGCTTTCGTGCCCTCAATCGGCGCGGTAGCGGGTCGCCTCACTATCCTATCTACGCCGTTTGAAGAGAATTCGCTATTTCA